AGGACCATGATGCCGCACCATTAGTTCCACAAATAACGTTATTAGATTCAGCTTTACACGGAGAAGACTTTATCCATTTATACGAAAATTTGCGACGCTTTCATCATTTTCATTCTTTAACTACAGAGGCACCAGCCGCGACTAATCCAGTTAGAATATTTACTTTACCATGTAATTTAGGTGCAGCACTTTTCCGACAAGATTTAACAGAAATTCAGAGAACTGACAAAATAATCCACATGCATGATGCTTTTAGATTTTACAGAGGATCACTTCGATTCTTTTTTACAATTACTTCTAGTTATACTCAAGGGGTTATTAGGGTTGTTCATAAACCTCAATATGAAAATTATCCATTTACTACTGAAGAACAATTATTAGGGTTTGATTATGGTGAATCTGGGTGGGGAGAAACAGTAATATCTTTACAACAAAATAATGTATCAACATTAGAAGTTCCAATGTATTTACCTACGCAATGTGTTTTAACAGCTAGTTATTTATCGGATGAATATTTAATCAAAATTGCTCAGGGTCTGGGTGTTTTAGAATTTTATTGGCAAGGCGAGGAAGCAGATGTGAGAATTAATATTTCTAGGGCTTTGGCTGATGATGCTCAATTCTATGGCTTTAATGGTTTTCCACTAAGATCAAATATTTCAGATATTCCTCCAGCATTGAACTTCTACAGGGAAAGGGAGAGGTTTTTGGAACCAGCTGGTGAAAGTGTTCTTCCAGCTCTTAAAATTGAATTTAATAAGAAATTAGATAAAAAAATAATGGACAGTCTTGGCAATGTAGATAATTTGACAGCAACTCTTCAGGGTTTTATTGAATCTTTGGGCAGTACTGACTCACAGTGTGTAATTGTAGGTACACTAGTGAGCCAGATTGCTCATGTTATTGTTAATCCAACTTTAAAAACTTTTTGTCTTTCAATGTTCCAAATTCTTCTTAATTTGGGAGTTATTAGGTTCGCTTTCATTCAACATTTGGAAGCTTGTTTTGTCAAAATTTGGGAGAAATTTTCATCAGATAGTGTTACGGAAGAAGGTACCACGCGACCAGCAGGAGAGGTAGAAGAAGATATGGATGTTCTTACTGAAATATCTACAACTATTGTTTCTGGTGTAGCTGCCCTTCATTCAGTCAATTCTTCTCATAAAGTTTCATTCACAGAAAAAATAACCGATGCTTTTGCTTTAGGTGGTACAATTCATTCAAAAATTTTACATTTCATTAAAGCTATTCTTAAATTTGTTCAGAAAGCCACAACTTGGGTTACAGAAAAATTTTTTCCCGATTCAATTCTTCATAAATATTTAAAAAATGACACAATTACCAAGTGGATTTCTAGAGCTAGTGTTTTAACCGACCCATGTAATTTTAATAAAATTAAAAAATGTCAACGTTCAGCCATGCTTGTCTTTAAATTAGTTCGTCAAGGTGAGAGTATCATGATGCATGCCGTTAAGAAAGAGAGAAAGGGCTTACCAATGTTAATTTCTGGTCATTTAGTTGCTTTAAAGAAATTGAGAGCTAATTTGGCTCTCAATGCCGATGTTCCTAAAATAAAATACGATCCATTTTGCGCTTATATTTATGGCCAACAATCACAAATAGGTAAGTCAGAGATGCTTCATGAATTAGCAGAAGAAATTTTAGTTGAAAATAATATTTGTAATATCAAAGATACAGATAAAACTTACGTCGTGCCTGAATCTGATAAGTGGTGGACTGGCTATTTTGGCCAAAAGTGTATCATTTTTGATGATTTTGGTAGAATAACAC